TTCTTCTGCACGTCAATACGATCATTATCCTCAGAGTCAACAATATCAACACGCATGCCGCCATCAATAAGATACAAGTTCAAGAATAACTGCCTAAACCACTTCTTAAGAATAGGATCTCCAACCGTAAACTGCTTCGTCTCCATATAGAAGTCTGGACCAGCCTTAAGAGCGCTCTCTGCCTTGCCAAGAATCTCAATAAGACCCTCGTCCTCAGAAATATCCGTATTATCATCGTGCGCCAATATCGTGTCCAAGTCAATAATACGAGGATACGCATCCTCAGAACTAATCATATTAACACCAATTAGGCTCTTAATGCCAGAAACCGTTTCCATCTTAGCGGCTCCCCTAAAACCAAAATTACTCAACGTCGTAAGCGCGTTAGACGGAACATACAAGGCAAACGTCATGCCATCACTCTGCCGCAAGGGACCCCAAACGTACTGAGACTCATCATCGCCCCACACGTACGTATTCGACGAGCCACCCCACAAGGGAACAATGCCCGTACTATTATCCGAATCCTCATAAAGAGTCTCTGGAGTCCAATAAATAGGAACATTATTCGTAACATTAAAATCATCAACCGTAAAGGCCGCGTCCCACTCTTCAGCAGTAAAATCACTAATAGCAGGCGTAGTCTCAATGCCATCCGCGTACACGGGCTCGTAACGCAGCGGATTAAACGGGCCATTAAAATTCGTAAAATGCATCAGCAAGTAATTCTTATGATACGCGCCATACACGCGATCCGTCTGCGGATCAAAAGCACGCATAGCATCCGTATAGTACGAGCCAAGATTATTCTCCGTAAGATTACGAACAGACGCGCCATCAAAGTACATCAAGCCAACGCGACTAGCCCAGAAGACGCCGCCACCAATCTCAACAATACTCATCGCAGAAAGACAACCCTCAGGATACAACTCTTCAAGGCTAAAGTTCGAGCGATAATTACCCCGAATAATATACGTCTTATCCGCCATAAAAATAACAAGACCAGTAGACGAGGCCGCCATACCGCGCATCTCATTAATGCCCGGAATGTTAATGCTGTCCGCCGCATCAGTAGACAAGTCAACAGCCTCAGCGTCATGATACGCGCTAAAGACGACGCGATGCTTATCCTCCGTATTGCCCGCATTACCATACCACTGATAACCAGCATACGTAGCAGTAAAGATACCCGCAAAATCAGCACTACTAGCGTCCGCCACCGTAGGAGAAGGAACCGTAGAGTACTGGCGAGCAACATACTCGTCTGCGCGCATACTCACCGCACTATGATACGTCGCGTCAAGCGTAATGCCCGTATTAGAGTCAACCGTATCAATATCCCCAAGCCACGCGCCATCCGAAGCGCGATACAAAGCCCAATTATCATCAAGCCCAGCACTCTGAAAGTGTCCCTCGCCTTCAGTACCAATCAAGCCACTATTAACTGCGGCAGACGAAGACTCCTTCGTAATCAAACCGCGACCATGGACGTGCAAGTAGGGACGCACATTCACAATACGAATAGTAACATTATCAGCATACGACGAAGAAGTCGTAATATTAATATTCTTGCCAAAGCGAGCAATATCCTTAAGTAGCGTTAACTCCGTATCTGAAACCGTACTAATGGTCCCAAGATAATAGTACTCTCCCCCAACAGGATGCACAACATACACAAACATACCCGGAGTAATAGTATCCGAATCAAACGTTCCCGTCATATAATTAAGATACGAGCCACTAGCGTGCGCCAAGTCAACATTCGTAACCGTCTGTTCCTTACCGCGACCCCCATACCAAAAGTACTGATAATACTCGTTAGAGCCACTAGCGGCCTTATACGACTCCAAGAAACTAAGCCACATACCGCCATTGCTGCCCGGCTTAAAATCACAAATAGCCTCATTAGGGATAAGCGCGCCCGGAGTCAAGTCAGAGGCGCTAATAATCTCCGCGGGACTAGCACTAAAATTATACTGAGCCTGAAAATCCTCATTATAAAAAATAATGCGCGAATTAGCATCCGTAGAGACCACAATGCCCGTCACGCGCTCGCCAACAGGATTAAGCGTAGAAACAACTCCAATAACGCGCTCATTAGGCGTGTCAGGATAGTGCTCCGACGGAGGAGTACCATTATCATACAACTTAAAAAACTTAAACGGGTTACGACGACGCAAGTACCCCGTCTGGTCAAAGAGAATATCCTGCGACCACCGAACAAACGTATCAGGAATAAACGGGCCGGGAGCGGCCTGATTCAAGCCCTCAGGCGCACCAACCTGATTCACATAAACAAGGCCCACTCAATCACCCCCTAGTAATTCCAATCATAGGCGTCCGTAATAACATGAATACGATCCGTACGATCATACTGGCGCATCCACGCATCCGCGCGCATCTGCTGATAACGAGACTCATACATATTCTGAAACATAGCGGCCTGCGGATCATCATTAACAAGAAACGCCTTAACAAGAGCGCCATAAAGAACAACGCTATGATGCCGCTCAGGAATAAACCACGCATCCGAGCCCGTCGTGCTCGTAGCCGCAACCGGCTTCTTCAAATAAAACAAACGATACGTCGTATTTCCCGCCGCAGCAGGATACACCAGCATCTCCTCGCCAAGAAAATAATACCTATCCGGATACACGTTCGAGGGAATAACCATATAATTCTTCTCAATAACGTCAGCGCGCTCAGGAATCATAACCACGCGATTCGTCAAGTCAATAAAACTCAACACCGTATTCACGTCCGTAATAGTCATAGACGCGCTAGTCGTAGGATTAAGAACCGCCGCATTATTCGTAACCTGCGACTCGCCACTCGGAAGAATCAAGTCAAGCGAAGTCTCCAAAAACGGCCAAGGCTCGCGCGTAACAAGATCAAAATACGACTCATTAAGCAGCGTCAACTTCTGAGTCTCCTCAAAATCATCAAACCCATACAAATCCATCTCAGCATACATCTCATCAAGAGTCACTCGCGCTCACCTCCTTACCCGGCATAAAAACTTTAACAATAGGCGACTTACCATGCTTCCGAAGCAAGTGCTCCGCGGCCTCAGCGGACTCGGCGCTAGCCTGATCCCCAATATACTCCAACTCGGCGCGATACGCCTTCTGACTACGAACAACCTCACGATAAATAGCGTCACCACTACGCATCGTATCCGCGCGCTTAAGGCGCTCAAGGGCCTCGTGCGGCTCAGGAATACGATCCCCAAAACCAAGCACAGGATAGGGCTCCTGAGGACGAGGCATGCGAATAAACACGCACCAGTCCCCAGTCTCAGCATTACGATCAAACAACAAGCGCTCATCATAATCCTTAACGGCAGCGTCAACACGATACGCGCCAGTATCAACCACGCCCTGCCCCGGAATAAACATCCTCATCAGCAATCCCATGCCCTTAACGACTTATTAATACGACTATTAGGATCATTAGCAGTCTTAGCCGAAGTCAACTTCCGCTTCATGCCCATCATCCTAGCACAAAAACTCTTCCGCCTAGCAGCAGCCTTAGGAGACTTAGCGGCCTCGCCAGACTTAACCGGGGCCTTCAAATTAGCGCCGTGAGCACGATTATAGGACGCGCGACCGCGCGCATTCAACCCGCCAGAAGGATTCTGCCCCTCCTTACGAGTCCATGCCTCACCCACGCTTAGACCCCGCCTTAGCCTCACGCGCAACCTCAGCAAAAGGCTCGCCCGACTCAACATCCTTAGGCTCCGTCTTCTCATAAGCCTTATAGCCAGCGCTAGCCTTAAGACGAGCCGCGCTAGACCTACCCGATACTCCAGCAGCCTTACGCTTCTTAAGAATATTCGTAGCAAGCGCGTACGCCATACTCTTAGGCATGCTAGGATTAGCCTTCATAATGTCCTTACGAATCTTCTCTAAATCCTTAGGCATTACATCGCCTTCTTTCGACCGGCCGCAGCGCGGCGCTGAAACTCTGCCTTACCCAACTTCTTACGACCAATCCACGCAGCCAAAGCCTTAGGATCAGACGCTCCCTCACGACCCAAAGCGCGAGTCAACTTAGCGTACTTTGTCATCTTCTTAGCCATGATAGTCTCCTTATAGGAAGATGGCGGGGGACCAATCAGCCCCCCGCCATACTAATCCTAGTAGCCCACGTCCGGGGCGCCGTCCACAGCGATGCTACCAATCACAACCTGATTGTTGCGGCGAGTAGCGCCGATGTTCATGTAGCGAGCCATGATCGCCTCAAAGCGGTCATAGTTCGTGACCTGACGCAGCGTCAGCCCGTCAGCGTCGAGGAAGTGCCAGTCCTGATCCGAGAACACCTTGAGGGTGGACTCGTCAAGAATGTACATCTTCCCATACGGAGCATCAATGTCCGCGATGATCGGCAAACCATTGTACGAGAGGGTCTTAAAGCCCGCGCCGTACGACAGGTTGCTGTCCGGCTCCACGTAGCGAACGATGTCCTGAAGGAGCATGTAGAACTCGCGCTGAACGCCGAGCGACGTGACGACCGAGGTCGGCATGCCACCAGCGATGCGAGCGAGGTTCAGGCCCTTCTGGATGTCCTCAAGGGTCAGAGCGTACGTCGAACCCGAGCCCGAAGTGCCCGAGGCCGTGACGCGCAGATTGTCCCACCACGCGGCCGAGCCGGTCGGGGTGATACCACCGAGCGCCGTAGCCGAAGAGGCCACGATGCGCTGGAGGCCATCAACCTCGTCCGACAGGGAGTACGTGTTGCTCTCCGCCGACGTGTAGACCTGCACGCCCGCGCGAACGAGATAATCGCCCGAAGCAAGCGCACCAGCCAGCGTCGTCGTAAAGGTCACGACACCAGTCGAGACGCTCACGCTATCAACAACAATGTTGGTATACGTGGCCGCCGACGTCGAGGCCGAGACATCAAAGATGTCAACAACCATGCCAGCATAAATCTGACCCTTGCGGATCGGCTCCGTGGAGACCGTCAGAGTCGTGGTCGAGCCAGCCGTACCAACAGCAATAGCACCAGTACCATTGCCATAGACCTGACGCGCAAGGTCCTTCTTCAGGTCGTTACGAACACCGTCCAACTCGGACTTAAGGGCCTGAAGGAACGCGCCAGCCTCGTTCTTCGTCTTCGCCATCGAGGGGCCAGTGACACCCACGCGGCCGTACAGGTACTTAAGGTCGTAAACGGCCTTATCGTACTTCTGGTTGCCAGCGGCCGGAAGCGCAGCATTTTCACCACGCGCACCAATACCCGCCGAGCGACCATAATGCAGCGGGACATACGCCCGCTTACCCACGAGATCCTCGCTCTTCGCCTCAAGACGCGAAAGAAGCAGAACCTCATTGTTCAACTGCTCAGTAACAGGCCCAAGGTAGTACTCCTTCAGGATGTTACTAAGCGTACTAAGATCAGCACCAGCCATCTTATTACACCTCCATAGTATTAGGAAATGTTACGAACGGCCTCCAAAGCAGCCTTATGAGCCTCATCAAGACTACCAAACCCGCGACCCGGAACACTAGAAGGACCCTTCGGACCCGGCGTAGCGCCATGCGGCGCCTGCTTAGACTCCAAGTACGAACCCAACAGCCTCTGCTGAATCGTCTGATACCGCTCAGAAGCAGCCATCAAGTCGCCATCAGTAGAGTACGCCAAGTCGTAAATAGCCCCAATATCATCATCCGTATAATGCGGATTAGTAGTCCTAATCGTATTCTCAAGAACCTCTAACTGCTCCACAATCGCCTGCTGCTCCTGAGCCATAGCGAACTGCTCCCTAAAGGCACGCATCTCGTATAACTCCTGAGCCACGTCAGGCGGAAGACCCTCGTAACTAGGATCAACATCCGGCGAAGCACCCTCAGCAGGCACATCCGTATACCCAAGTTCCTGTAAGCGGTTCTGCATAGCGGAAACAAACTGACGCGCAACGTCAGGGTCCGAATCCATAGCCTGCCACAGATTGAGAATACCAACGGCCTCGTTAGGATCAACACCAGCCTCAGAGAACGTATCGTACTGACGACGCATCTCTGCAATCTCCTGAGTCTTCCGCGTGTAGTCAGCCTGCATAGACTTATACACCTTCTGCATATCCTCAGGAAGAAGATTCGGATCAAAACCAGTAAACGAGTCCTCAGTGGGCTGCTCGCTACCAGTCTCGGGAACCTCCGTTTCAGCCTCAACTACCGCGTCAGGAGTATCCAACTCCTCCGGCAACTCGGCCTCAAGAGCCGCAAGGGCTCCGTCAAGATCGACCTCACTCATGGTCATTCCTTTCATTCAAGAGTCCAGCATATTCTGGTTGCTCCTCTACCTCTGCCTCAATAATCTCGCCAGCGCGAGCCTCAGCCGCCCCAACAAGACCATCAACAAAACCACTCATAAGTTCTTTCATATCCTCCCTAGACGGAAGCGTATGAACCGTCTCGGTTCGCTTCGTAGCAAGACCAGACGCAAGACGAATCTTATCATCCATAATGCCCACCACCGTAGCGATTGCCGACAAATTCTTCACCTCGGCCTGAGGAATCAACTCCTCCAACTTATGCATAGCGCTCTCACGAACACGATTAGCGTGATGCACAAACTCGTACACCTCGCCACTCATCTGATCGAGCACGTCCTCGGGAGGTCCATTCTCCTCCCACTCCGCCACCCAGTGACGAAGCGTACCGTGCGGAACGCCACAATCACGACTCGTGCGACGAACATTTTTATCATTACTAATCCACACCACGTAAGCGGCGGCGCGATCCTTTTCAGACCACGAAGTCCTCTTATACGACAACCTTAGCCGCCTCCATCTCCTGCTGCTGCCTCAACTTCTGCTGATGCATCATCTCAGACTCCTGCATCTTAGACAACGTACTCTGCAAGTCCTGCTGATTCGCATTAGCGTCGGGCGCATTAGGCTTATCCTTATTATCAATAACCACCGTATCAAGCGGCGGCTCCAACAACTCTTCAGGAGTAACACCCTTAACGCCAGACTGATTAAGGATCTTCGAGCCAACCGTCGGGCCAAGAGCGCCACGCAACTGAAGACTAACCTTCGGTGCCTGCCCCTGCGGACCAGTCTCCTGAGCCAGAGCCTGCTGCGTCAACTCGAAGTGCTTATAGAAGCGCTCCTTCGCGTCAGGCGGCAAACCCTCAAACTCCGCGCTCTTCATAAACGCCGCGTGCGTCTCCAAGTGAATCGACTTATTCTCATACGGCAAAGGCTGCATGCCAGCACTAGCCAACTGCTCAAGCATCGCAGGATCAAAGCCGCCCTGCTGCACAGGCTGCCCCGTATTAGGATCAACCATCGGCTGACCCGTATTAGGATCAACCTGCTGCTGAGCCTGCTGCATCATCTGCAAGACCTGCATCTCGGCCTGAGCCGCAGCCTGCTCATTAATAGCGCCACCATCAAGCAACTTATCGTGCTCACGCATAGCCTGCTCCTCGTCCGCCTCAAACTGCATCTGAAGCGACTTAAAGTCAGCCATATCAAGATACTTATACGCCTTAGCCGGACTAATCACGCCCAACTGAAGCATCTGCAACACGCGAGCCTGACGACCCGCGCGAGTACGAGGCAAACCAGAACCAGCCTCAACCTTCACCGACACGCCCTTAATCAAGTCCGCGTCCTCAAACTGCTCAATCTTCGGCTTCGAGCCAGAACCCGTAATAATCATCATGCGAGGCTCCTGATAATACTTCTGCGCCAACTGGAGCATCTGATTCCCCGCGCGCTCCAAAGACTTCTCCATCAAAAGAATCTGCGGAGCCAAGCGATCTGTCGCGGCCTCCTGCAACAAGTCAATCGCAACGCCAGCCTCAACATTCGGAGGAACACTACCCTCCATAATCTCATTCAAACCAAAAATATCCTTCAAGCGATTACCCAAGTCCTGCAAGTGCTCGTACACGTACGGAGGCAAAGAAGGAAGCGGAATACTCTCAGGAACCTTACCAGCCACCGGATTATACTCAAAAATAGCGCCCGGCTCGTCCGTAATCCTCTGACGCAAAGAACCAACCGGAGCCAGCATCTGCGGCTTCAACGTAAGATTCTTATACTCAATAACCTGCGACAGCGTACGATTCAACTCCTTCTGAAGCGGCAAAGCCTGCTCTACCACGCTACCATCCCACAACTGCCCCGGAATACGCATACCCGGAAACTTCACAAGCGGCAACTGCTCAAACGGGTACGGCCACGGAGCATCATACAACACAATAGACGGATTCTTCGTAAACACCACAAAACGCCCCTCAGGATATTTCTCGCCCGGCAAGAAATACCCATAAAAAATCTCACGCACGTTTTCAACAACCTTTGACTCAAGATTACCAAACGCGCCCGGAAGCGTCTCGTCCGGATAACGATTAACCGCATTAGGCTTCAAGCGAACACCATAAATCTTCTGAATCTCATCCGTGCTCATAGAGTGCGCGCAAATAGCGTACTTACAATCCTCAAATACCTGAGCCGTATCATCCAGCAAGACCTCAAACGGACTCATCACGTCAACGCGAATCTCACCCTGATACACGCGCCGCTCAAACTCGGACGAGTCAATACCCGCCTGCTCCAAGCGCTGCTCAAACAAGTGCTGCACCAGAGGATTAACAATAGGCTCGCCAGTCTCAGGATTAAGCATAACACGCATACCCGGACCAGCCTTATCGTCCCACGTAATCTTCCAAAAACCATTACCACAAATAATCGCCCACAGCATGGCCTCTTCGCGCTTCTCAGTCAAGTGGAACTTATCCCACCAATACTCAAGAAGATTTTCCGCGACCTCAGCAGCCTTCTGAGCCTCAAACCCAGTAGAGCCCGGCGTAGCAAAAAACTGCGGCTTAGACTTAACCAAGCGCGACAAGAGAGACTGCGTATTAGGCGCAATCTGATTAGAAACCAAGCGCACACGATAACGAGGCTTATCGCCCTCGTCCGTCGGCAGCGACTCAATACGCCGCGCCTTACGATTATAAAACACGTACTGCTTACCCTTATAAAACGCGAGATTCAACTTCCACTGGCGCTCCAACAAGTCGCGCGTACGACGCAAATCATCAACCTTCTTAACCAGAGAATCAGCAGGAGCAAAGCCCGCGGGGCGATCCTCATTACTAAACACCGTCTGACCCTTATCCTCAGGCTCTGCCATACCTCACCTCCTAATTAAACTCTAAGTCCGAGGGAGAAAGCCCCGTCTTAGCCAACAAATTATGATACTCAGCGGAAGAAATAATACCCTGATCCACCGCCCAATCCAAATCTTGCTCGTCCTCACTCACCCGCAGCGTCCCCGACGGGACCTCCAGCGGCCTCGCTCCCTCCAGCCGAATCTTCTCCAGCCTCAACCTCTCCGACTCCAACCACAGCATCCTCTCCGACCACTCCCGATGCAGGCTTAGAAACTCGCTTACCAGACTTAGGACGCTTTCCAGCGCAATCGTCTCCGCAGATTTTGAATCCCGCGGCCTCAGCCAACGCAACAATAGTCTCCTCCTTCAACATCCGCGTACGAGTAACATTCAAAAACGGCGTCCGCCTATTCGCGTAACCAGTATCAAACACTCGCGTACCCGGAAAAATACGCTCGCCCGTCAGGGCATCCGCAGAATTACCACTATTCTCAATCCAAGGCATTACCACATACTCCCTATAAACTCGTCAACATAATGATCCTCGCGCTTATCAGCGCTCGGCCTGTCCAGTAGAACAAAGTCGGGAAGCCCAGCGGGATTCGTAAACTCGTTCTCGATCTCCCACTCTCCCAGAAGAGCGCCAGCCGTCCTCAATGCGATCTCGCAAGAGTCTAGGCAGTCGTCCTTCGGCTTCGTAATGCTCGCGTCATAGTTAATCCACTCGTCAATAAAGTCTCTGTGCTCGGCCTTAATACGAACCTTGCCAATCCTAAAGAGCGGACTCATCGCCATAATGCGCTCGTACTTCTTTCCCTTTGCTAGAATCGGAATAATCGGCGGCATGCTTGGCAGTCGCTCGGCCTGCTGCACGAGAGCGGCCTGATACGCATTCGACTCGATACCAATTAACTCTGGCTGGTACCGCAAATAGTACTCTTGAATCTTCTCTAACTGATCCACAAATGGAATCTTAGCCGCGTACTGATCCAGCACGTAGACCATGTTACTCTTTGACACGCCAACGACCGTCAAAACAAAGCGGTCTCCCTTGCCACTCA